TTACGCTTCATCAAATAACTCAACAACCTCCAGCGGCTCAAAACAAATCAGATAACTCGCCCACTCAACCCGCAGACCGTGCTTTTCCTTGTAATAAGATAAAGCGTCTTCTAAGAAGCCTTCCGTCACATCCATATATTCAGCAAATTCATATCTGCTCCTGATCCCCTCTCTGTAAGCCCCTACAAAGCTCCGGAGGGGGATTAGTTTTTCATAGGCCATGCGTCTGGCTAATCTCTCTTGCTTCCGATTCCTTATTTTATGCTGGTCCAGAATATCTCCCACTGAAGTAAGATAGTGGGCCTGCTCTTCGGCAAGGGTACAGGCTTTTTCCCGTTCTGTCTCTATGTTTCGGTTAAGCCAGATTATTTTATCGCTATATAAGCCTTTGATTCTGGGCAGCAGAGAGACTTCATAAACTCCAACTTCCTGTTGAGCCAGCTCAGCGCAAAGGGTTTCGTACAAAGTCATATCTATCACCTCTATTTATCCCGCTTTTTAGATCGCACAAACTCCTTAAACCTTTCGATTTCCGCTAACTCCTCGTCGGTCCACTCCTCCCCGTCGTGATGAGCGGCTATGGTTTCAGGTTCGTAGCTACCGGTCAAAGCGTCTTGTTCTTCTACCCTTTCAGTGGCTAAGTATCTCGTGGGCCTGTCAGTGAATTCGGACAGGGTGTACTCGTCAGAAACTTCTCCATTAACATCGTCGAGACCTTCTTTGTAGAAGATCTTACTTTCTTTATCCTCAATGGTGAGTTTGGGGATAGACCAGTAATCAAGATAGAAAGTAATACTTTGCCCCCAGAGGACAAAAACAACCGGAGTATTCTCCCTGAAATCGGGGGGTAAGATCAGCTCCCAAACCACAAAAAGGCTTAGGTCGTAATATTCAACATCGGTAAACGCTTCTTTTTTGAGCAGACTTTCTATGTATTTTCTTGTACTGTCTTTGAACCAAAAACCTGAATCAATATTAATCCTGGCTGCATCCCAGATAAGCTTCTTATTTTGAGGACTATCAAGGGCTGCTTTCATTCCGGCAACACGAATCGAACATCCCGCTTCTTTGGCATTGGTGAAGGGAGAGATTCCCAACAAATAATCCGTAGATACCTTAAAGAAATCTGCGACTTTTTGAAGGTTGTCTGCAGTCGGAAAACTTTTGGTCCATTTGTATAGGGCCCCCCGCCCAAAGCCAAGCTCTCTTTCCAGCTGAGTTAAAGTTATCTTGTGAGTCTTGCACAGACTCTGAATCTTTTCTAACAAAAAAGAGCACCTCCAGGAAAATATTTACGTAAAATATTCAGATACACTATTGACTTGCGTATAATTTTCAGATAGTATGATCCCAACAGCTTGGGTTATTGAAAAATTTGGTTACTCAACCAAACTTTGCGTTTGTGGCATGCTTTAATATTAGAATATTTTCAGACGCATGTCAATGTCTAGGCTCTTTTTCAACATCCTTTGTTCTTTGGCAACTTCATATGGACCGTTGAGTACAGACGAATAGCTCCGGCGAAGTCGGCATGACGCCGGCCAAGGGGCCCAAGGTAGAGAAAGACGGCTAATTAGTATAAAGATCAAAAGAAAGGAGGCGAGGCAAGGTGTGAGCGTAAATAAGAGTGAAGTCGCCGCTTTCACCAGCGACTTATATGCGGTAGAGAGGGAATTGCCCCAGGCTCACCATAAGCTTCTTGAAGATCTGAGGAAACTGCCTGAAGAGGCAGGTGAGCGCACCCCCTCGATCATTATCGAAGTAAAAGCGCTCCGTTTAGCCCAGAAATTTGCGGAGAATATAGGAAAGCGCATTGAGGGGGGAGCAACATTTTAAACAGTATTCACATTATGGCTGGAATCCAGCAGCTTTTGGCGGAGAACTACCCTGACCATACGATCACCATGGATCTCCACCCTGAGCCCTTAGAGCGTCCCAGCTTCATGATTGAACTTGTGACGGCAGACCGTTCCCCCGTGAATTGTAAGACAGTTCAAGAGACGGTCTATTTTACGATTACTTGCTTTGATATCACGGATGATGATCCTGGCAATACGACCAATCTCTTATTGATCCAGCAAGGTGTGCTTGATCTTTTCCGAGCCGGGTATCTGTCCGTCCAAGATAGAAAAATCTCTGTCGCGGCCAGCCCAGGAGGCCGCAACGCTGATCAAGCCTATGTGGATCTGCAGTTTGAATACTTTGAGGATCGTTCAGACGGACGGAATATAACGCCATTAATGAAAGAGGTCTATACGACCATAAAGGAGGAATAAACATTGGGACTCCCAAACATCAATATTAAATTTAAGACAACGGCTGCTGCAGCTATTAAACGCTCGCAAAAGGGGATTGTTGCCATTATTTTGAAGGACGCTGCCCAGACAGCTCAAGGGATGCATGTACTAACCAATGTAACCCAGATCCCCGCAACCCTGGGAACACTGAATAAGGATTATATCAGCCGCACATTTTTGGGCTATGTGCACCCGCCGCGCAAGGTGCTTGTCTATGTGCTGCCTGACACGGCTGAGAATCTTGCCGCCGCTTTAAGCCATTTGGCTACGCAGACCTTTGATTATGTCGTAGGTCCCCCGGACTGCACTGCTGCCCAGGCGACAGAGATTACCTCATGGGTAGCCGCTCAGCGCGCCAACGGATTGACACCTAAAACTGTTCTGCCCCATAAGGCAGAGGATAGCGAAAGTGTTATCAACTTCACAACTGCTGGCATTAAAGTGGGTGAAGATACCTACGATGCCCCAGGATATTGCTCACGAATCGCCGGGTTAATCGCCGGTACTCCCCTGACCATCAGCTGCACTTATGCCCCATTGCCTGAAATTACCGACGTGACCAGACTGGCCAAAGGGGACATGGATACAGCAATCGACCATGGGGAGTTTATTGTCTTCCACGATGGAGAGAAAGTGAAAGTCGGGCGGGGAGTGAACAGCCTGCAAACGACTAACCCTAGCAAAGGAGAGATTTTTAAGAAGATCAAGATTGTGGAAGCCGTGGATATGATCCGCAACGATATCAAGATGACCGCTCAGGATAACTATATCGGCAAATATGCCAATAGTTACGATAATAAATGCCTGCTGATTACAGCAATCAGCGGCTATTTCGCTCAATTGGAGCTGGACGGGATTCTGCAGGCAGGGAGCAGCTCGGTGGGTATCGACATAGAGGCTCAGGAGGCTTATCTGCAGGCTGCGGGAGTGGATACCTCTGCTCAGTCCGAACAGGACATCAAGGAGGCTAACACCGGGGATAAGGTCTATCTCAAAGCCAGCATCAAAATTCTGGATGCTATCGAGGATATCAACCTGGATATTGTGATTTAAGGAGGAAATGAATAAATGGATAGTGCAAAAAGAGTGATGTCTGGTACCTGGGGTGAAACTTTGCCCTCCTGATTAGTAATAATTGGGTAATAAAGCGGGAGAATTCAGAGAAAACCTAAGGCATTTATGCTATGGCAACTCTGAGCCGAGCCAAGCGAAGCCTGAAAGTAGCTTGGAAGGTGCAACGACTAATGGGTGAGGAAGGCAACCAATAAGCCCAACACGAGTACCCGCCACCCTCAATGGGTGAAGATATAGTCTGAACTATATGGAAACATATAGAGCTGTGGGATAAATAGCCCGCAGGATAACATAATGGAAGTCTGGCTGGATAACGCCTATGTGGGCGAATGCTACGGCATGCAGGCTAAAGTAAGTTTTAATAAAGAAGATGTGCAAATTTGCGGCCGGATGGCTACGGATAAAAAAGTCTCCAGTATCAGCTGCACAGGCTCCTTGCGGATGCACAAAGTTTCCAGTCGGATGGCTAATGCTATTGGCGCATCTATCCGCAACGGTCGAGATCTGCGTTTCGTAGTGATCTCCAAGCTGAATGACCCGGATGCCTATGGTGCTGAGCGGGTTGTGCTGAAAAACGTGAGCTTCGACGATCTGACACTGGCCGATTGGGAAGTAGCCACCAATGGGAAAATCGAAGCTCCCTTTACCTTTACGGATTATGAACTTCTTGACGCTGTGGAGGCGAGATAATGGATACTTTAGAGCTGCTGCTTAAAGGGGACCGGCCCAATATGCCGGAGAAAGAAATTAAGTTAAAGCGATTGAGCAAAGCCTGCGGCGGGGACATTATCTTCCGGCTGCGAGCCCTTAGCTTCAACCGGGTGGCCGAGATTAAGAATAGTCATGCCGGCGGCGATATGGAGGTCCATATTCTCTTAGCCGGCGTCATCTCTCCCGATCTGAAGTCGGAGGAGCTTAAGCAAAAATATAATGCGGTGACGCCCTCGGAAATGATCAAAACCATGCTCCTACCGGGGGAAATCGAGGATATCTCCCGGGAAATCGAGAAGCTGAGCGGCTATCGGGTTACTACGGTGGAAGAGGTTAAAAAAAAATAGAGTCGGATCCTGAGATCCAGCTCATGTACTATTTGTTTGTCGAGAAGAACATGACCCCAGGCTCTTATTATAACCTGCCTCCAGGGGAAAAGGTGATGATAAGAGCCTTCTTTGAAATGCACATGGAATCCCGCAGCTCGCGAATGAAAACATAGCCGATTGGAGGTGAACATATGGGGAGAAATATCAGTATAGCCATTTCAGTCCAGGATAATTTTACAAAGAAAATCACTACGATGCGCGAGGCGAGCCATAAATTTAATAAAGATCTTGCTGATCTTTCGTCTAAGCTTGATAGTTTAAATAAAAAGAAAATCAGTCTCAAAGTTGATACAGCTAAAGCAAACGAAGCCTTAAGAAAAGCAGAAACGCGATTTGCCAAAACAGGCGAAGCCGCTGCTAATATGTCCACGGTGATAAACCAGATAAATGTTGATCATGCCAGAACAAGCCTGAACTTACTTGAGAATGATGCTCATCAGACAGAAAAGACTCTTCATAGTCTTGACAAGACAATCGGGAAAATGGGAAATAAGGCAGGCATTTCAGGTGTCTCAGGTGGTGGCAAGGCAGGAATTTCAGCTGGCGGCAAGGCAGGCTTGATCGGCACTTTGGCGGAGGCAGGAATAGCAAGATTTTCGGGGGACATTGCACAGATTGCGGATGCGGCGATTGGCAGCGCATTTGGTTCAAATACAAATACAATGGTCCAAAGCACGATAGGCAGTGCAATTAGCGGAGCCGCCATGGGGAGCATGATAGGAGGGCTACCCGGAGCAGCCGTTGGAGCTATTGCGGGCGGAGTAATGGGGTTTGCAAGTGGAAAAGCGTCCAACTATTCCAAAGAAGACGATATCTTCAAAAGCAGTGTACGCGACCAATATGAGGCCGTAAAGCAACAAGAGTCCGATACCCTCACTCGCGGCATAGGTATTGCAGGTAGCAGAGAGCAGACGCAGTTGGCCTTTGGCAGAGTGTTGGGCAGTGATGAGACGGCTAAAGATTTCCTGGCGGAGATGGCAGACTTTGCCGTGGCTACACCCTTTGACTATGATCAGCTCGCTGCTATAAGCAAGACTATGCTTGCTAATGGCTACAAGCAGAACGAAGTGTTTGAGGAACTTGTCAAAATCGGGGATGCCGGAATGGCTTTGGGGATGAGCAGTGAAGATATGAACTACGTAGCCGCAAGCTTGGGGAGCCTGAGGTCCACCGGTCAAACTACGCTGGAGTCCCTGAGCCCCTTGCTTGAAAGAGGCATCCCAGTTTTTGAATATTTAGCCAAAGCTTCCGGCAAAACAGAGGCCCAAATACAAGACATGGTCTCGAATGGGTTAATTCCCGGTGTCGAGGCCGCTAAAGCAATCGCTGATTATATGGGCACAGAGCACGCCGGAAATATGGAGAAGCAAAATCAAAGCTACCAAGGGCTTATGAGTAACTTGGAAGATGCTCAGGGCAATATGGATGCGGCTATGGGGGAGGGCTATACCCATGAACGCCAAAAAGGTATTCAAGCTCAGATCGACTACTTTGAGGGGGAAAGCGGCGAGAAGCTAAAGGAAGCCAACCGGATGATCGGTGAGTGGAAAGCGTCCCTGGAGAACGACCATGAAGCCGCTATTCGCAACTCTATGGATGAGATGATGGATTCCGATGAATATAAGCAAGCAGCGGCAGAGGGCAACCGGGTTGAGATGGGAAAACTCCTTGCCGAGGCCCAGGCAAAAGGAGAGAATGAATATAAAGCCAGTGAAGGGTATCAGCTACAGCTCGCTACTGATCAGGAACTTATAAAAAAAATCCGTGAAGACCAATCATTAAAAAAAGAGTATTGGAATACGGGCAAAGCTCTGCAAGAGGAATTTGAAAAAGGGCGTAGGGCCGTTTCGGCCGCTTCTCCTTATGGCTATGGCGATGCCTATGATTATGGCTGGAATGGCCAGGTAGCAGGGTCTGTACCGGGGTCAGGTAAAGTGGCTGCCTATGGCATAAGCTATGTACCCTATGATAATTTTCCAGCGCTTCTCCACGAGGGCGAGCGGGTTCTGACCGCCAGTGAAGCACGGGCCTTAAAAGGTTCCGGGGCAAGCAATATAAGCATCACCGGCAACAGCTTCATCATCAGGGAGGAAGCGGATATCGGCAAAATAGCCCGTGAGCTGGCCCGGAACATGGCGAGAGCCTCTGCACTGGCCATTTGATTTTGGAATGTCTTTTCTTGCCCCAAATTCCCAAACGCTTGGGAATTTCACCTCCATGGCCTCACCTCCCTTCAGAGGAACCCCAACCACACTGCACCCTTTTGCTCTACCAAACTAAACTATATACCCTACAAGCACTCTGCAATGGAGTGCTTTTTTCTACCCTAAAAGGAGGCGAACTGTTTGCGAAAATTCATCTTCAAAGACGGAAACCGGGAACTCCTGCTCCCGGTTACGCCCCCGTCTTTTGCAATTGGCCATGGCATAAGGATAGAGACCATCCATATTCATACTCTCGGTGATGTTAATATAGCGGGCTATGGGACCCTTGCCTCAATCAAGATAGACTGCCTCTTCCCTGCCCGGCCCTACCCCTTTTCCCTTGCCGATGAGAATCCCTATACCTATGTGAAGACCTTTCAAAAATTCTGCGATAAAGGCAAGGTGATTCGCTTTATTATTCCTGATACCCCCGTTAATCTCCCGGTTTTAGTGGAATCCATTACTTACTCGGAGCGGGACGGAACCCATGATGTTTACGCAACCCTTGCTCTGCGCGAATACCGACCATTAAGCGCCGTAAAGGTTGAGCAAAGCGGTATGGAAAACCAATCCAGGCCGGCAGCTGTAACCGTAGTCAAGTCCTCGCCTTATATCGTCGAGAGCGGGGATACCCTAAGCGCCATCTGCCGAAAGTTTTATGGGGATGCGAACCTATATCCTAAAGTAGCTGACGCCAATAAGATTACCAATCCTCATTTGATATTTCCAGGGCAAAAGCTCGACATGCCGGATAAAAGCCAACTGGTACAAGGGGGGTGACCCATTTCCGTGGTTAAACTGTTTTTAAAAAATAAAGAGGGGAAATTCGACATAAGTCAGTTGGTCCCCCAGATAACCTGGTCCGGAAATTATCAGCAATGTGCCCGATCCCTGGATTTCAGTCTGCTGTCCTCTCCCCTTGACAAACACATCCCCGTGGTCCAATGCGACCTGGGAAATGCTATCCTGCTCATGCAGGACGATACAGTATTGTTCGAAGGTTATATCTTTGAGCGCACTAAAAATACAGGGAGCAGCACCATAGACATAGCCTGTTTTGACCGGGGAATCTACCTCAAACGCAACAAAACATCGTATAAATTCACGAATCAGACTCCGGAGGCGATTGCCAAAAGGATCTGCGCGGATTTTGATATCGAAATTGGGGAAATCGTTGACACAAGGGTTAAAATCAGCCGTAATTTTCTTGGCTCGACTCTCTATGACATCATCCAGACCGCCTACACCCTGGCCTCGTATCAGACCAAGAAGAAATATTATCTTGCCTTTAAGGGCGCCAAGCTTTATGTCCTGGAAAAGAAGGTTACCGATGAGACTTTGGTGATTGAGGGCGGCTCCAATCTCATGGATGCCAGCACATCGGAAAGTATCAGTAATCTGATTAATCAGGTTACGCTCTACGATAAAGACGACAACTTTATCCGCCATATCAAAAACGACGCCTTGATTGAGCTGTACGGATTGATGCAGGACTCTATCCGGCAGTCAGATGATGAAGATGCCGGAGGGAAAGCCCAGGAGATGCTGGATAACAATGGCCTGCAGCAGAAGATCACCATCAATAATCTTGGAAATGCGGCCAATGTCTCAGGGGGCACCGTAGTCGTCCGGGAACCTTATACAGGGCTTTACGGACTGTTCTACATTGATCAGGACACCCATACCTGGAAGAACGGCCTTTATCTCAATCAATTGGTCATCAACTTTAAAAACATGATGGACGAAAAGGAGGTGGGCTCATTGCCGAACAAGAGCGGAGAAAAGACGGCCGGTTGAAGACTCTCATTCAGCTTGGGGCCTTAGTACAGAGAAAGGAGTGACATGCAATGGAAGACAATCCTTTTACAACACTTCTGGAGACTATGCGCGGCGAAGCCAAAGGACAAATACCTACAGCTTATCGCTTAGGAAAAGTCGTCAACACCAATCCTCTCAAAGTGAGCGCTTCAGGAATACTTTTGTCAGGGGATGACCTGCTGATCAACGCAGGAATTGGGGAGCGGACTGAAACTCTATCTATGTCTGAACTATCAGGTGATCTCACCGGAACCCTTCATGGCGACTCGGCCAATCTGGCCATTGCCGGTGGCCATCTATCCGCTGCCGCCAGGGTAAAAACCAGTTTGGCTGAAGATGACACTGTCCTGCTGCTCTCCCTTGAGGATAATCAGAAATTTATCGTACTCTGCAAGGTGGTGAGCCTATGAGCCTTTTTCCCATGATTCAGCCGGAGGCGGCAAGGGTTGAAATAGCGTTACCCCTCTGCCGGGAAGTGGACTGGGACTTTGAACTGGATAGTCCGATCTATAAAAACGGCTCACCCTCTTTTGTCACCGGGGCAAGGGCCGTTTTGGTTTGGGCATGGAACGCTCTCCATACCCCCAGGTACCGGTATGAGATCTACACCTGGAATTATGGCAACGAAGTGGAGCAGTTGATTGGCCAGCCTTTTACAGATGACCTCAAACGTTCTGAGGTAAGCCGATTTGTAAGGGAATGCCTGTTAATCAATCCATATATTACAGATGTAGCCGATATAACAGTTAACTTTGCCAATGAAACAGTAAAGGTTGGCTGCAGAATAATCACAGTTTATGGGGAGGTGAATCTTAATGTTTGAAACGATTACTCCTGAAAGTATCAAAGAAAACATCCTAAATGAACTTGAGCAGGTGGATGTCCGGGAAGGAAGCTATACGAATAATCTTGTCAGCCCCACCGCTTTGGCGATCTGGAAGCTTTACGACAGTTTGAATGCCCTTATCCCCATGGTCTATGTGGATGAAACCTCCGGAGTATATATTGACAAAAAGGCTGCCAATTATGGGATCACCAGAAAATCCGGTACAAAGGCTTCCGCAGTGCTTCACTTCACAGGAGTTGACGGTAAGGTGGTTCCTAAAGGGGCGGTTTTTCTAACAGGTGACGGCTTGGAATTTGTGATTGAGTCGGCGGTTACGCTCACCGCCGGAGCAGCCAGCACCACAGCCATAGCGGCCGAAGCAGGCGAAGCCTACAATGTTCTCAGCGGCAGCATTACTCAGCAGATTGTCAGCATCTCGGGACTTACCGGCGTAACCAATGAAGCTGCTGTCGGGGGCACAGACCCGGAAAGCGATAAAAGCCTGGTGGAGAGGCTCTATGCCTATCTTCGCAAGCCGGCGACCAGCGGCAATGTTTATCATTACGAACAATGGGCTTTGGCTGTTGATGGAGTGGGCGGGGTAAAGGTAGCTCCGCTTTGGAATGGACCGGGCACGGTTAAGGTCCTGATTGTAAACCCTGCTAAAGCTCCTGTGGATCAAGAGGTTGTGACGCGTTGCGCTGACCATATCGATCAGAATAGACCCATTGGAGCAACGGTGACCGTAGAAAGTGCCTCGGCACTTACGATTAATGTGGAGGCAACCATTACTATTGAAAGTACAACCACCAAGTCCGCGGTGAAGGAAGCTTTTGCGAACAGCCTGAACGCTTATTTGCAGAGCATTGCTTTTGAAAAGTATGAACTGATTTACAATCGCCTTGCTTTTATGCTCCTGGATATCGAAGGGGTCATTGACTATGCAGATCTAACCGTTAATGGCGGCACATCAAATATTACCATTGCCGCTAATGAGGTCCCTGTAGCAGGAATGGTGGTGATCAGTTAATGGCGGAGCTGATTGAGTTATTGCCGGCCAATTACAAGAACAGTCAGGAAGTCGTAGAACTGCAGGAGGCTTTGGGAAATCAGATTGCGGCTGCAGCGGCGGCTAAAGCCGATGTGTTTAAGCAACTGGATGTTAACACAGCTACCTGGGGACTAAGATACTGGGAGCAGGCCTATGGGCTTAAAACAGATGTCTCAAGATCTTATGATTACCGCAGAACAAGACTATTAAGCAAGATGCGCGGCCAAGGTTCAACAACAAGCTCGATGATCAAAAATGCCGCGGAGAGCTTCAGCAATGGGGAAGTAGAAATTGCCGAAGATAACGCCAATTATCAATTTACTGTGAAATTTATAGGGACCAAAGGAATACCGCCCAATCTGGATGATCTTAAAGATGCTGTTGAGGAAATAAAACCGGCTCATCTGAAAGCCATCTATGAATTTACTTATCTGGTGTGGTATGAGCTTGATGCTAAAAACTGGACTTGGGCTCAGTTCGATGCTCAAGGTCTTACCTGGAATGAATTGGAGGTGCTTAGCTGATGCCAGAACAATCAGCACGATTAGGAATACCCTTACCCTTAGGAAATGAGAATGTTTCAAGGCAAGCCATCAGAGAAATGCTTCAGGCTGTGGATGATCATGCGGAAACTATCCCCGGAGCTCAAGCCAAAGCCGATGCGGCGAAGGCTGCTGCCAAGTCCTACGCGGATAGTGCCGCCGGCTCTGCAGCGGGGGCCGTGGCAAGCGCACTTGCTGCGCATAAGGCGGAAAGTATCTATTTGCAAGAAGATGAGCCATCAGCAGTGAACCATAAAACACTATGGTTTGCAATAGGATCTGAAGCAAATTTTGATGACGGTGGAGTAAATATTGCAAATGCTCAAACCAGCACTACTCCACAGGAAACTGATGGTTATTGGTTTGAGCCTATAAAAGGTTAATAAAGGAAGAGGTGGACAATACCATGGCAGATATAAACGTCCAAATCAAGCAAAGAAACGGAGAAATTTGGGATAATCTCTGCCCGAAGACAAAAGCCGAGAACGTAACCGAATCCGCGGCTAAAAGGTTTGTGTCAGATACTGAAAAAGCATCGTGGAATGGTAAGCAAACTGCTCTGGGTTTTACGCCGGAAAATGCGAGTAAAAAAGGAACGGCTAACGGGTATCCTGAACTAGATGCAAGCGGCAAAGTGCCTGCATCGCAGTTGCCATCCTATGTAGACGATGTTTTAGAGTACGCAAATCAGGCCGCATTTCCCTCGAGCGGCGAAACTGGGAAAATCTACATCGCAATAGATACGAATAAAACCTATCGCTGGGGCGGTACTGGTTATGTTGAAATAAGTGCCTCACTGGCCTTGGGTGAAACGTCAAGTACAGCCTATCGCGGTGACCGTGGAAAAACAGCTTACGATCATAGCCAATCCGCCCACGCTCCAGCTAATGCTCAGAAAAATAGTGACATCACCAAAGCTGAGATTGAGGCCAAACTTACAGGAGTGATATCTTCACACTCACACGCGTCAGGTACACCCTCTGCCCACGGAGCAACACATATCACGGGTGGTGCCGACGTAATTCCGGGTGCCGTAGCAGGCGGTAATGCCGGTCTGATGAGCGGCGTGGATAAATCAAAACTTGACGGGTTGCCTAGCATAACAGTAAATGTCACCGAACCAGAGTCTCCCTCCAGTGGAGACTTATGGTATGCAATTATTTAAGGAGGGCTTAAAATGGCCACATACAACACAGTTATAAAAAAGCGCAATGCAACGAACAATGGCTGGGATTCCGTTTTGCCGATTACCACTGCCGAGAATGTATTGATCAACGCCGAAGGAGATACTCTTGCTACGCACTTTGCGGAAAATGCGACATTACTTGATAATACAAACGTTAATAACTACGTGTTTAATACTGGTAAGAACATTACCCTGAAAAACATGCAATTATATAGTTTAAGGGTAAACCTATCATCAACGGGACCAGTAACAATTAAAATTGATAATAACCCAGCCTTACCACTGAAAAACATTGCTACATCCACACAGCTTGGGGCTGGAAAAGTGAAGCAATGGCGAGTATTCCAAGTGTGGTATGATTCTTCCGTTCCTTGTTTTTTCTTGCGGGCTAGTTCGTCAGGTAATGCCGTTGCTGGTGACGTTCTGGCTGGAAAGACATTCAGCAACGATGATGGGACGGATTTAGTTGGAATAATCCCTATCAAAAATCCAGATTTTGCCGATTCAATCCCCGCGACAAGTGCAATGGTTTTTAATAATTGGGGAGATGGTAACAATTATGCGCTATTCGGTATATCTCCAGGTACATTTATTGGTAGTGGGGTTAATTGGATTAGATGGTATCAACCTGATTTAGTTCCACAAAATATAAAAGCAGGTGTGTCTATTCTTGGTGTAACAGGCACAGGTCCTAAATATGCTGTTGGTGATACACTATCACTAAGACTCGCTTTTAATAAGGCTCCTATAGTGACTCAGCGAAGTCAACCCAATGCTAGTGACACTTATGCTGATAGGATATTTAGTTATGATAACTACATTTTAAGATTACGCAATTATAGTTCCTACGCATACCTCCAAAATGTGCCTGGGTCATCTGCCTCATGGACAGTACAGAGTCCGCCTGTAACTGGAGGTTCTGGTAGCTATAACCGTATAAATCCTATAACTTTAACCAGAAATGGCTACTTATATTTCACTATATTTCAAGGGCTTAATGAATTGCAAAGGATACAATTTTCTAATGGCGCTACTATTAGAAGTGGTGTGGCGATTGGTCTAACAGGGACATTTGAAATCGCTTCTAGTGATGATTCATATGTGTATGTGGTAGGGTGTACACCTAGTGGTAATAATCCAACTATTGTCACTATTGAAAAGTATGACCCTAATACTCTAGCTAGAATAGCAACTATCACATGCACAATACCTGGAAACCGTCCTATGCCTGCTTTTAGGGCATGTGTAGATTCTTCAGGATATATTTATATTGGATATAATATTGCTAGGTCCGGATATGCTAATTGTTGCCGGGATTATTATGCATATTGGGAGAATACTTTATGGAAATTTAACCCATCCGGTGGTAATCCTATTGTAACTTACACAATCGGCTCTAAACCAAGTAATACTACACCTAATCCTTCGGGTATGATTGAGGGTAATGGAAGAATGGGTATCTGTAATGGTATAATCTATCAATCTGACCGTATAAATACTTTGCGATCATTCAATACATCTTTGCAACTGACGGGAACTGTAAGCACTCCAACTGCCGTTTATTATAGTGATAGTGAAGAAATACGAAGAACACAAGATAATAGAGTACAAGTTAGATATAAGATATTTACAGGTAATTGTCAGCTTGTAGGTGATATAGAATCTGGTGGCGGTAATACGATAGACGATATTAAGTATATGGATGCAACTAATGCATATGGTATTTGGCGGAGTTATAGTTACGCATATCTGAATTCCATCGAACATGGTTTAAAAATTGTAAGTTAAGAGGAGGAAATCAAATGGCAGTATTTATTATGTACGAAGAAATTACCCCAGACAAGGCACGTGTGTTTTATCAAAATTATACACCAAATGACCCTATCACCGGTGTTACAGAAGATATGTTGAGTAATGAAAATGCCCGAATGCTCAATTCAATTCCAGAGCCAGAACTTCAAAATGGATATGTTTCAATTTTGTATATCAATCCAGAAACAGATGAGCTTTTTTATGAGTATTCAAGAAGTAATGATTACAATGGCGACATGAATTTAGAAGAATTAGAGCTATTAAAGAAGCAATTGAATTTAATTTCTCCATATCAAAATCCTTTATCGTTGGAAGAACATAAAGCCAATAAGGCCTATGAAATATCTAAAGAGTGTGAAGATGAAATCTTGTCCGGTTTTTATTCTGATGCCAGAGGTGAAATAGAATGGTATACCAATAGTAGAGATGATCAAAATAATTTAATTGGTCAAGCTACATTGGCTACTCTTAACCCTTCTTTTATTCCTCAGTGGAAAAGTGCCACGGAATATATCTGTACTGACTTTACAATGGAACAGATTATTAAGTTGTCAACTGATGGTGCGGTCTTTAAAACTGAAAGAATTAAAGCTTTTGATATGCTTAAGGCGCAAATATTATCTGCTACAACTGTTGAAGAAGTAGAGGTGATAGAATGGACAAAAAAAGTTTGGTAA